GTGAGTTTGATCGTAGGGAGAACGGGTTCTTCTTCAAGAACAACGGAATAGATACTTACATAACTGGTTCTCAGTACATGTACCTACAGTGGACAAAGATTGACGTTGGTCTTCCAGACTTTAGGGAGGCTAACAGGATATTCTTTATATTCTGGGAGGCCTGCAAGGCTGACGACAGGTGCTTTGGAATGACATACCTTAAGATCAGACGTTCTGGATTCTCGTTCATGGGATCAAGCGAGCTGGCCAACATAGGAACCCTTGCAAAGGATGCAAGACTTGGGATACTTTCCAAGACTGGTAACGATGCCAAGACAATGTTTACAGACAAGGTTGTGCCTATCGTGAATAACTACCCTTTTTTCTTCAAGCCTATACAGGATGGTATGGACAAGCCAAAGACAGAGTTGGCGTTCAGGGTTCCTGCGTCCAAGATCACCAAGAAGAATATGTACGAGGACGGAGACGTTGAGATACAGGGTCTTGATACCACGATTGACTGGAAGAATACAGGAGACAACTCGTACGATGGTCAGAAGCTACAGCTACTAATACATGACGAATCGGGCAAATGGCTCGCGCCAGATAACATTTTAAATAACTGGAGGGTTACCAAGACCTGTCTGCGATTGGGTAGTAGGATCATTGGTAAGTGTCTAATGGGGTCCACTCCTAACGCACTAGCAAAGGGAGGGTCTAACTTCAAGAGACTGTACGAGGACTCAAATATAAAGACAAGGAATAACAACGGACAGACTAAGTCTGGTATGTACTCTCTGTATATACCGATGGAGTGGAACTTTGAGGGTTACATAGACATATACGGTATGCCAGTGTTCAGAGAGCCAGAAAAGCCAGTGCAGAGTATAGACAAGTCAATGATAAGGACTGGTGCTGTTGACTACTGGGAGAACGAGGTAGAGTCACTTAAGGGTGACGCTGATGCGTTGAACGAGTTCTACAGGCAGTTCTCTAGGACAGAGTCTCACGCCTTCAGGGACGAGAGTAAGTCATCCATATTTAACCTTACAAAGATATACCAGCAGATAGACTATAACGACTCACTTATAAAGGACAGGGTTCTAACGCGAGGATCTTTCAGTTGGCACAACGGAGAGAAGGACACAAGGGTTGTATGGACTCCAGACACAAGGGGTAGGTTCCTAGTTTCTTGGATACCAAGTAATAACTTACAAAACAACGTAGTAAACAAGAATGGTGTTAGACACCCAGGTAACGACCACATTGGTGCGTTTGGATGTGACCCTTACGATATATCTGGGACAGTTGGTGGTGGTGGATCTAATGGATCACTTCACGGACTTACCAAATTCAACATGGATGACGCACCAAGCAACCACTTCTTCCTTGAGTACATAGCAAGGCCACAGACGGCAGAGATATTCTTTGAGGAGGTTCTTATGGCGTGTGTGTTCTATGGCATGCCAATACTTGTTGAGAATAATAAGCCAAGGCTACTGTACCACCTAAAGAATAGGGGTTATAGGGGTTTCTCTATGAACAGACCAGATAAGCATATCACGAACCTATCTAAGACAGAGAAGGAGCTAGGAGGAATACCTAACTCATCTGAGGATGTTAAGCAGTCTCACGCTGCTGCAATTGAGTCATACATAGAGAAGTACGTAGGACTTGACATGGAGGGTACGTACAGGGATTCTGACGAGATGGGTAGCATGTACTTTACTAGAACAATAGAGGAGTGGGCTAAGTTTGATATAAATAATAGGACAAAGTTTGATGCTGCCATCAGTTCTGGACTTGCTATAATGGCTAACCAAAAGAATGTGTATCTTACGGCAAAAAAAGAATCGAAATTAAGCATTACCTTTGCGAAATATAATAACAATGGCAGATATAGTGAAATTATAAAATAGTGGCATATTTATATAGACATATCAGATTAGATAAAAACATGCCATTCTACATAGGAATAGGCATAGATAGTAATTATTATAGAGCTAATTCTAAAAAAAGTAGAAATGATCACTGGAATAAAATAGTTAATAAGACTGACTATGAAGTAGAGATACTATTTGAACACGAAGATTATAATTTTATAAAAGAGAAAGAGAAAGAGTTTATATCTTTGTATGGTAGAAAAGATACCAATAATGGGATGTTAGTTAATAAGACTGATGGTGGAGATGGTTGTTTAGGATTAATTCATTCAGATGAAGCTAAATTAAAAATGAGCATTCCAAACAGAGGTAAAATAATTTCTGAAGAACAAAAAAGAAAAGTTTCTGAATTTCATAAAGGAAAATTTGTAAGTAAGGAAACAAGAATAAAAATTTCAGAAGCTAGTAAAGGAGATAAAAATTCAAGATACGGTAAAACTATTTCTGAAGACACTCGTAATAAAATGATAAGTTCTGCGAAAAGAGGTTTTGAAAAATTTTCTTCTAAATTAACTGAAGAAGATGTAATATCTATTAGGAAAATATATGAAAATAAAGAACATTCTCATTCTAAATTAGCTAAAATTTACGGAGTGTCAAGAAGTAATATAGGATCTATATTAAACAGAAATACTTGGAAACATATATAAATGAAAGACGTAATAATAAACATACCTGCTACTGCATTTCCAGATCAATTTGCTTCTGATAAACAAAAAGAATCTTACGAATACGGACTACAGATAGGGAACGCCATCTCTTACGAGTGGTTCAGAAAGGATAACAATAACTCAAGATTCTATAATCAGTGGGGCGACTTTCATAGGCTAAGGTTATACGCTAGGGGCGAACAGTCTGTAGCTAAGTATAAGAACGAGATGGCTGTAGACGGAGATCTTAGTCACCTAAACTTGGACTGGACTCCAGTACCAATCATACCTAAGTTTGTTGACGTTGTTGTCAACGGAATGAATGACCGTCTATTTAAAGTAAAGGCATACGCTCAGGACTCTATATCACTACAGAAGAAGACCAGGTATCAGGACATGATACAGGCAGATATGCTTTCTAAGGATATCCTTACAGATATTAAGAATAACCTAGGTGTTGACGCGTTCGACACAAACCCAGAAGAACTTCCAGAGAATGACGAGGAACTTGCTCTATACATGGAGCTTAAGTACAAGCCAGCTATAGAGATTGCTGAAGAGGAGGCCATTAATACTATACTAGATCAGAACAACTACAACGAGACACGAAAGAGGGTAGACTATGACATAGCGACTCTAGGTATTGGTGTTGTTAAGCACATGTTCCTTCCAGGAGATGGAGTTAGAGTTGAGTACGTAGACCCTGCAAATGTGGTTCATAGTTACACAGAGGATCCAAACTTTAAGGACTGCTTCTACTGGGGAGAGATTAAGACACTCCCTATAACAGAACTTGTAAAAATAGATACCACGCTTACTAATGAACAACTTGAAGAGATTTCTAAGTATAGCCAGTCTTGGTATAACTATTACAGTTCATCCCAGTTTTATAGTAACAGCCTCTTTAATAAGGACACTGCTACACTGTTATATTTTAACTATAAGACGACCAAGAGGATAGTATATAAGAAGAAAAACCTTGACAACGGTAACTTCAAGATAATAGATAAGGAGGACACGTTCAACCCGCCACAGGAGATGATGGACGAGGGTAACTTTGAGAAGGTTGAGAAGACTATTGACGTGTGGTACGATGGTGTAATGGTTATGGGTACAAACATTATGTTAAAGTGGGAGTTATCTCGCAACATGGTTAGACCTAAGTCAGCATCTCAGCATGCCATGCCTAACTACATTGCAGTTGCACCAAGAATGTACAAGGGGGCAATAGAGTCTCTCGTTAAGAGAATGATTCCATTTGCTGACCTTATACAGGTCGTACACTTAAAGTTACAACAGGTTATATCTAAGGTAGTTCCAGATGGGGTATTCATTGATGCCGATGGTATTAATGAGGTTGACCTTGGAACTGGTTCCGCATATACACCAGAGGATGCGCTTAGATTGTACTTCCAGACTGGTAGTGTAATCGGTAGGAGCTACACTGGAGATGGTGAGTTCAACAACGCAAGGGTTCCAATACAGGAGCTAAACTCAAACAGTGGTCAGGCTAAGATAGCTAGCCTTGTTGGCAGTTATAACCACTACCTAGGAATGATTAGAGATGTTACAGGTCTTAATGAGGCACGTGATGGCTCTATGCCAGATCCTAACTCACTAGTTGGCATACAAAAACTTGCAGCTCTTAACTCAAACACAGCCACAAGACACATACTAGAGTCTAGTCTATACATTACAAGAACACTATCAGAGGCGATATCTTGCAGGGTTGCAGACATACTTGAGTACTCAGACTTTAAGGATGAGTTCATACTTCAGATTGGTAAGTACAATGTGAGTATACTTGAAGATATAAAGGATCTACATATTTACGACTTTGGAATATTTATAGAGGTTACACCAGATGAGGAGGAGAAGGCTCAGCTAGAGGCTAACATTCAGATGGCTCTATCTAGAGACTCGATATACCTTGAGGACGCTATAGACATCAGGGAGATTAGAAACCTTAAACTGGCTAACCAGTACCTTAAACTTCAGAGAAAGAAGAAGGAGGATACAATACAGAAGAACCAGCAGGCCCAGCAGGAGATGCAAGGTAAAATTCAGCAGCAGTCTCAACAGGCTGCAGCTCAGAGTGCGTTGCAGGCAATACAGGCAGAGACGCAGTCTAAGATGCAGATCAAGCAGGCTGAGGTTGGCTTTGATATTGAGAAACTGAAGCAGGAGGCTCAACTTAAGATGGAACTTATGAGGATGGAGTTTGATCTACAGATGCAGTTAAAGGGTGTAGAGACAGAACAGATGAGTCAGAAGGACACTCTTAAGGAGAAGGCAAAGGACAAGAGAATAAGCATACAGAACACACAGCAGTCAAAGCTAATTGATCAGCGTAAGAATAACCTTCCACCAGTAAACTTTGAGTCAAACGAGGACAGCTTGGATGGATTTGATATGGCTGAATTTGAACCAAGAT